GCCACCTGGGCCAAGGCCTTCAATGCGGCCGCCAGCCAGATTGAAGAGTCGGTGCTGGAGGAGGAGGACAAGCAAATCCTCAGCTTCACCATCAACTTTGACAGCGGCCACAAGATTCAGGCCTTCACCAGCAACCCGCGCAACCTGCGCTCCAAGGGCCGCCCCGGTGAGCGGCTGGTGATTGATGAGGCCGCGTTTGTAGACGACATCAAGGAGCTGCTCAAAGCCGCCATGGCCATGACCATGTGGGGCGGGCAAATCCGCATCATCAGCACCCACAACGGCGAGGACAACCCGTTCAATGAGCTGATCAACGATGTGCGGGCGGGCCGCTACCCCTACAGCCTGCACCGTGTGGACTTTGACGATGCCCTGCGCGATGGCCTGTACCGCAAGATTTGCGCCGTCACCAAGCAGCCATGGACGCTGGAGGGTGAGGCCAACTGGCGCCAAGAAATCATCAACCGCTACCGCCCCAATGAGGGCGAGGAGCTGTTTTGCATTCCGGCCCAAGGCGGTGGCGCATGGCTGACCCGCGTGCAGGTGGAAAGCCGCATGGTGGAGGCGCCAGTCATCCGCTTTACGGGTACCAAAGAATTCAACCAGGCCGGTCCTGAGGTTCGCAAAGTCCTCATGCAGGACTGGATTGACGAAGAGCTCAAGCCCCTGCTTAAAAAGCTCAACCCCGAGCTGCGCCATGCGCTGGGCATGGACTTTGCACGCACGGGCGACTTGTCTGTGCTGGCACCCGTGGAGGTGGCGGCCAATCTGCATGAGCACATCCCGTTCCTGGTCGAACTCAAAAACGTACCCTACAAACAGCAAGAACAGGTGCTGTTCGCCATTTGTGACGCGCTGCCCCGTTGCTCGGGTATTGTGATTGACAGCCGAGGCAATGGCTCCTACATCGGTGAAGCTGCCGAAGACCGGTATGGGGCCATGGTGCTCAAGCTCATGCCTACCGAGAGCTGGTACCGCGACAACATGCCCGGCTACAAAGCCGCGTTTGAAGACGGCACTATCACGCTGCCCAAGCACGACGGCCTGCTGCAAGACCACCGCGCCTTCAAACTGGTACGCGGGGTTGCGCGCATTCCCGAGGGCAAGACCGAAGGCGACAGCCACGGTGATCGCGCCATGGCCTGCGTCTACGCACACGCTGCAGCCAAGCTCAAGATTGCCCCCATCGACTACATCCCCGTGCCCACCCACGCCCGTGGCTTTGACAACCGGGCCGACCCCAGCCAGGTGGATGACAACGACTGGGCATTGCCCGAGCCGGGGGGCTGGTGATGCAGCGACAGCCCACTGCCGAAATCCGGCGATTTAAGCGATTTTTTCTCAGGGGGCATGCAACGCCCCCGGTTTGCTGTGTACAGGGGCGTGTGGGTGTTTATAAACACCTTCTTGCCCTGCATGGCGGCCTGCAATCCATCCACCATCCACACCGCGAGGTGCCCGCATGGCAAAAAGCATGATCCTGGGGGCCAATGGCCAGCCCATCGACGTGGCCGAGATTCACACGCCCCAGACCTCCCAGCTGGGCCATCTGCAGCGTGAGCTGCAATCCCACCCCACACGCGGGCTCACACCCAGCAAGCTGGCCGCCATCCTGGACGCGGCCGAGCAAGGCGACCTGACCGCCCAATTCGATCTGTTTGAGGACATGGAAGAAAAGGACGGCCACATTGCCAGCGAGATGGGCAAGCGCCGCCGCGCTTGCCTTGTGGACTGGGAGATTCTGCCTCCCGACAACGCCAGCGCCCTGGAAAATCGCAATGCCCAGCAGCTGGGCGAGCTGGTCCAGTCCATCCCCGACTTGGAGGACGTGATCTTCGACGCGACCGATGCCATCGGAAAAGGCTTTGCATGCCTTGAAATCGAATGGCACCGCGAGGAAAAGCTCTGGGTGCCCAAGTCCATCACCCACCGGCCGCAAAGCTGGTTCCAGCTGCACCGGGGCTACCGGCAGGAGCTGCGCTTGCGCAGCAACACCACCGACGCGCAAGGCATCCAGGGCACGGCCCTGAACCCGTTTGGCTGGATCACCCACGTCCACAAGGCCAAATCCGGCTACCTGGAGCGCACCGCTTTGTTCCGGCAGCTGGTCTGGACCTACCTGTTCAAGAACTACAGCGTGGGCGACCTGGCTGAGTTCCTGGAGATCTACGGCATCCCGGTGCGCCTGGGCAAATATCCGCCCAACGCCAGCGAAAAGGAAAAGGCCACCTTGCTGCGCGCCCTGGTGGGCATCGGCCACAACGCAGCCGGGATCATCCCCGACGGCATGATCATCGACTTCAAGGACGCGGCCACCGGTGACCCCAAAGCCTTTGAGTTGATGATCAGCTGGTGCGAGCGCAACCAGTCCAAGGTCATCCTGGGCGGCACGCTGACCAGCGGTGCCGATGGCAAGGCCAGCACCAACGCCCTGGGCAATGTCCACAACGAAGTGCGCAAAGACCTGCGCGATGGGGATCTGCGGCAGCTCAACACCACGCTGACCCGTGACCTGGTGTACGCGATGGCGACACTGAATGGGCTGGCGCCGGATGGCATCAAGCGCTGCCCACGCATGCAGCTGACGGCCGACGAAACCGAGGACATGAAGGCCATGTCCGAATCGTTGCCCAAGCTGGTGAGCATCGGCGTGCGGGTGCCACAGTCCTGGGCCAACAAGCGCCTGGGCATCCCTTTGCCGCAAGCCGGCGAAGAGGTACTGACCCCGGCGCAAGCGCCCGGTGTGCCAGGTACGCCTCCTGTCGCCTCCACGGCCGCGCTGACCGCCCAGCCTGCCAATGCCCAGCCACGCACCGTGGCCGGCGCCATGCTGCCCCAGCTGGCACGCCAAGTCGACCAGGCAGGGGGCGGCTGGGTGGCCCAGCTGCGTGAGCTGGTTATGGGCGCCGGCAGTCTGCAAGACATCCGTGATGGGCTGGAGCGACTGCTGCCTGGAATGACGCTGGACCAGTACGCCAACGCCATGGCCGATGCGCTGGCCACCGCTGAGCTGGCGGGCCGCCATGATGTGCTGCAGGAGGCCGCCAGCTATGGCCACTAGCCCGCCAGCCGCAGCCTATGGCAGTTTCCCGTTCAAGGAGCAGCAGGCTTTCTTTCAGCGCAAGCTCAACCTGCCCACATCGAGCTGGACAGACATCTACACCCATGAGCATGACTGGGCATTCGTCGTGGCCGGGGCCAACCGCAACGACATCGTCACAGACTTTCGTGCGGCCGTAGAAAAAGCCATCACCGAGGGCACCACGCTGGAGACCTTCCGCAAAGACTTCGACGCCATCGTCGCCAAGCACGGGTGGGACTACAACGGCGGGCGCAACTGGCGCAGCCGCGTCATCTACGACACCAACCTGTCGACCAGCTACGCCGCTGGGCGATGGCAGCAGCTGCAGGCGGCCCCGTATTGGCAGTACGAGCACAGCGACTGGGTCGAGCACCCACGCATGCAGCACGTGGCTTGGGACGGCTTGGTCCTGCTGCGTGAAGACCCCTGGTGGCGCATTCACTTTCCCCCCAACGACTGGGGCTGCCAGTGCAAGGTGCGTGGCCTGTGGCCACGTGACCTGCAGCGCCTGGGCAAAACCGGGCCGGATGCCGCACCCGAGATCCGCCTGGTCGAGCACACCATTGGCAAGAACAGCCCCAACGGCCCACGCACGGTGCAAGTGCCTGAAGGCGTTGGCCCCGGCTTTGAATACGCCCCAGGCAGCAATCGCTTGCGCAGCGCCATCCCGCCGGAGCGGCCCGACCCACCTGTGCCTGGCAGCGCGGGCGGCCAAGGGCTGCCCAATACCCGGCCACTGGTACCACTGCCGCCGCCACGCCCCGTCACTAGCGATGCGCTGCTGCCCCAAGGGCTGGCCCCCGAAGCCTATGTGCAGGCATTCCTGCAGCCGCTGGGGGCCACGCTTGACCAGCCCGCCATCGTGCGCGATGCGGTCGGTGAGCGGCTGGTCGTGGGCAAGGAGCTGTTCCAGACGGCGCAAGGCGAGTGGAAGGTCACCAAGCGCGGGCGTGAAGCCTTTTTGCCGTTGCTGGCCCAAGCGCTGCTCAACCCGGATGAAATCTGGGTGCGGCTGGAATGGCTCTACACCCTGCAAAAAGCGGTGGTGCGTCGCCGCTACATCGCACGGTTTGCGGTCGAGGGGCAAGAGGTGCCGGCGCTGGCCGTGTTTGAACTAGGGGATGACGGCTGGGCAGGTGTCACCCTGTTCCAGGGCACCAGCGGCAGTGCACAAGAGTGGCGCGTCGGGGTGCAGGTGTATGCACGCCAAGAATGAATGAACCCAGCACGGCGCCACTTGCTGGGTTCCTCCGGGGGGTAGGGTTGGTGGGCCTGGCGCGGCCTTCTCCCCCCGATGAGTTGATCACATTGTAAGCACAGGAGCCAAAAAATGGCAGGCACCCACATCCAAGCAGATTTGTCCATCGTTGGTCCTGACGTTCTGGGCGAGATACAGGCGCGCCTCGAGAATCCTGCCCAGCTGCTGGCCAGGCTGGGGGAATACGGGCAAAGCAGCACAGAGGCACGCTTCAAAAGCCAGTCCGGCCCCGATGGCACCGCATGGCAGGCACTTACCCCACGCTACCTCAAGCGCAAAAAGAAAAACAAAGACAAAGTGCTCACGTTGGACGGCTATCTGCGCCGCATCCATTGGCAGGAGGTGGGCAATGATGCGGTGCGCTGGGGCAGCAACAGTGTCTATGCGGCCATCCACCAGCATGGCGGCACCATTCAACAGCCCGCCCGCCAGAGCACCGTGCACTTTGGCACGGGCAGCACAGAGCGCCTGTTTGTGAAAAAGAAAAAAGCCCAGCGCAGCATGGCCGTTACCATTCCTGCGCACGAAGTGGTCATGCCTGCCCGGCCATTTCTGGGCATCAGCGCCGAGGACGAGCGCGAGATCCACGCCATCACACTGGACTGGCTGCTGGGCCGCTAGCCCGCACGCAGTGACAGCGGTCAAAAGACCGCAGCTCGCAAGCCGCCGACCATGGCGGCTATGCAAAAAAACCGCCGCTCCACCACCGCACTTGCTGCCGCCAGCGCCATCGCCGTGTGCTCGGCGGGCGCTGCCCAGTTGGCGATTGCCGCCTGCAGCTTTGTGCTGGACGGCGGCGGCCCCTTGGGCCAAGACATCGGCGGCGGCCGCCACCTGGTGCAGTACACCCCGGCCGGGAAGTTTCTGCCCGCCGATGGCCGCGCAATGGATGTGGCCAGTTGGTACATCGATGCCGCTGTAGCCACTGAAGTCATTGCCCGCCACGCCGCACGCGGTCAGCCCACGGTGATCGACTACGAGCACCAGACCCTGCACAAAGAAAAGAACGGCCAGCCGGCCCCGGCCGCAGGCTGGCTGCATGGCCTGCGCTGGATGGAAGGGCGCGGCCTGTTTGGCGAGGTCGAATGGACCGAAGACGCCAAGGCCCAGATTGAAGCCAAGAAATACCGCTATTTCAGCCCGGTCTTTCAGTACGACAAGACCTCTGGGAATGTGCTGGCTATCCACATGGGCGCTGTCACCAACCACCCCGGCCTGCACGGCCTGGAACCCCTGTCCCTTCTGGCTGCTGCAACGGCGGCCTTCCTTCCCGCCTCCCAGGAGAAATCCACCATGAATCCTTTGCTTGCCGCTGTGCTGGCCGCCTTTGGCCTGCCCGCCACCACCGACGAGAAGGGCGCTATCGCCGCCCTGACCGCTGTGGGCTCCATCAAAGACCTGCAGACCAAGGCCTCTGCCGGCGAGGCAGCCACGCAAGTGGCCACTGCAGCGTGCACCGCCTTGAGCCTGCCTGCAGACGCCAAGCCCGAGGCCGTGACTGCCGCACTGACCGCGGTGGCTGCTGGCAAGCCCAACCCTGCCGAATATGCGCCTGTGGCTGCGCTCACCGCCCTGCAAACCCAGTTGGCCGCACTGACCGCCAAGCAGCTGGAAGCGGATATCGACTCTGCTATTCAGCCCGCACTGGCAGATGGTCGCCTGCAGCCCACGATGGAGCCCTGGGCGCGTGAGCTGGGCAAAACCAATATGACCGCGCTCACCAGCTATCTGGCCACTGCACAGCCCATCGCTGCGCTGACCAGCACCCAGACCCAAGGCAAGCAGCCTGAAAACACAGCCAAGGGCGCACATGGTTTGGATGCCTCGGAAGTGGCCGTGTGCACCGCCATGGGCATCAATCCCGAGGACTTCGCCAAGAGCAAGGCTGCGGCCTGAGCTTGATCCATTGACCGACCACTTCTAGGAAACCCCATGGCAGCTCTGACCAATAACCGCAACACCCCCCGCCGTGGCGAAGCCATGCTGGTGGGTGACCCCATCGCCGCCTCCACCGTGCTCTACGCAGGGGGCATGTATGTGCTGGATGCCACTGGCGCTGCCAAGCCCGCAGTGGCCGCAGACAAAAAGCCGGTGCGTGCCGTATCCACACGCCAGTCCGTTCCGGCCGATGAAACCGTGCCGGGTGAGCGCGGCGTCTTCCGCTTTGACAACAGCACTGCGGCCGCAGCCATTACCCGCGCAGACATTGGCAATAACGCGTTTGTGGCCGACGACAGCACCGTGTCCAAGGCCGGCTCGTGCATCGCGGGCGAAATCATCGACGTGGACGACGTCGGTGTCTGGGTGCACATCGGCAAGGCTGCCGTTCCCACCACCGCCTAAGCCCCGGCCTGGCACCCCATTACCACCAGTCAAAAGGCAGCACCATGCAACTGACACCATCTAGCCTGAAAACCCTGTTCACGGGTTTTAAAACCGCTTTCCAAGGCGGCCTCAACGAGGCCCAGAGCATTTACCAAAAGCTTGCCACCGTCGTTCCCAGTTCCACGGGTACCGAAGAGTACGGCTGGCTGGGCCAGGTGCCCGGCATGCGTGAATGGATTGGCGAGCGCGTCATCCACGGTCTGGAAGCGCACGGCTACAGCATCAAGAACAAGCCCTTTGAGCTGACCGTGGGTGTGCCCCGCACCGCGATTGAAGATGACACCTATGGCGTCTATACGCCGTTGATGGGTGAGCTGGGCCGCGCCGCTTCCGCGCACCCTGACCAGCTGATTTTTGGCCTGCTGTCTAGCGGCACTACCGAAAAATGCTACGACGGCAAGCCCTTCTTTGCAGCCAATCACCCAGTCAAGAACGCAGCAGGCAAGGCAGAGAACGTCAGCAACGTAGATGCTGGCGGCGACGGCCCATGGTGGTACGTGCTGGACACCAGCCGCTCCATCAAGCCGCTGATCTTCCAGAATCGCAAGAACCCCAACTTTGTGGCCATGACGGCAGAGACAGACCCCAATGTCTTCACAAAGGCAGAGTTTCAGTATGGCGTCGACGCACGCCGCAACGTGGGCTTCGGCTTCTGGCAAATGGCTTATGCCAGCAACAAGCCGCTGACCCCCGATAACTTGTGGGCCGCCATCAATGCGATTGAAGGCCTTAAGGGTGATGCGGGCCGCCCCTTGGCGCTCAAAGCGACCACCTTGGTGGTGCCTACCGAGCTGCAGCGTCAAGCCAACAAGCTGATGACCGCTGAGCTGGTACCCGTGACCGTGGGTGCCGAAGTGACCACCGAGACCAACGACCTCAAGGATCGTCTGGAAGTGGTTGTCTCTGGCTGGCTGTAAAGCAAGGTAGCACCGCCATGCCCTACATCCTCCCCCCTGATCTCGCTGAGCGCCCTGGTGCCACCGAGCTGGCCCAGGTGGCCACGCCCGATGGCAAGCGCACCCTGGACACCGCGCTGATGGACGCTACCTTGCGCGGCACTGACCGCAGCAGCTGGGCACCAGCGGATCAGGCGGTGGCGGATGACGCTTTGGCGCGCATCCAGAACTCCGTCACCGAGGCCGACGCCATGATCGACGGCTTTCTGGCCAAGCGCGGCTATGCGCTACCCCTGAACCCGGTGCCCACGCTGGTCACTGGCTGGAGCCGCGCAATTGCCCGCTACTTGCTGCACAAGAGCCGCGTGAGCATGGAGAGCACCGATCCCATCGTGCGCGACTACCGCGATGCGCAAAAGCTGCTGCAGCTCACGGCAGACGGCAAGTTCAGCCTGGGCGCTGACGACACCGTGGCCACCGGTGGCAGCAGCACTGATGTGCGCTTTGCCGGTGATGCCCCGGTCTTCGGCCGCCGCCAGCTGGGGGCATTCCGATGAACTTTGAGCCGTTTGACACCAGCCTGGTGGAGCAGCGCCTGAAAGCCCAGGTGCCCGTGCTGCTGGAAGTGGGCGGCGCGGCCGAGTACGCAGCCATCCAACAACTGAGCACCTTCCGCACGCCTTCGGCCTATGTGATTTTTGCGGGGGAGTCCGGCAGCGCTGGCCCAGCACCCCGTGGCCCCCGCGTGCAACCCGCTGAGACCCGCTTTGGCGTGGCCTTGGCCGTGCGCAACTACCGCGCCGGGGCTGGCGACCAGCTCAGCGAAGAGCTGCGCCAGGTGATTGGCGCAGTACGCATGGCGCTGCTGGGCTGGGTGCCTCCTGTGCCCGGTGCCACCGCCCTGGCATGGGAAGGCGGCCGCGTCATGGACTACGACGCCTCCACGGTGCTGTACGTCGAAACCTATCAACTGACCCATTTGCTCCAAAAGTGAGGCCACCCATGAGCACATCCAAAACCGCGCCCCAAGGAAACAGCGTTGCAGCCACTGAAAAAGTCACGCTGCTCAAGCCCCACACCCATGCGGGTAAAGCGCATGAAACAGGCGCAGTGATCGAAGTCGACGCGGCCACTGCCGCATGGCTGCGTGGGGCCGGTGTGATCGCCCCCGCCCAAGACACCCCCGCCGACAAGGCCTGAACCGGCACTACGCACAGGAGCGCAGCACCATGAGCAACAAGACAATTGAGCAGTATTTCTATGGCCAGGGCCGCATTTTTGTGCGCCCGGTGGGCAGCGTGGGCAATGGCGGCTGGCGCTGGATTGGCGACATGTCCAGCCTGACCTTTGGTGGCACCGATGAGTCGGTCGGCCACAAGGAAAGCTACAGCGGCCAAAAATCTTCCGTGCGCAAGTTCTCCATTGGTGGTGACCGCACTCTCAATGGCGTGATCCACCAGCTGGACACCAATATTCTGGCCGAGCTGCTGCGCGGCACTGTCACGGTGATTCCACCGGGCACCGTGACGGCTGAGCCTTTCCCCCAGCCCGTTGCTGTGGGCGACACCATCAAGCTGGACTACCCCTACAACGTCAGCGAGCTGGTCATCACCGACAGCGCCGGATCGCCCGTCACACTGGCACAGGAGCACTACGACGCGTTCCTGGAGCACGGCAGCATTGAGCTGCTCAGCCTGCCAACTGCCCCCGGCGCGATCACCCAGCCTTTGAAGGCCGCCTACAAGCACGCCGGTGCCCGCCAGGTGGCGTTCTTCAATGCGCCTCCCAAGGAAATGCAGCTGCGCTACGAAGGCATCAACCTGGCCGAAGGCAATGCCCCGGTGATTGCCGAGTGGTACAAGGTCAGCACCACGCCCTTGCAGGAGCTGGCCTTGATCACCAGCGGTACCGAGTTGGCGGGCATGAACTACCAGGCCGAGTGCTTGGCAGACGCATCACGCCCTGCCAATGGCCCCCTGGGGCGCTTTGGCCGCTACGTGCAGATCAACCCCGTCACACCGTAAGCGGGCAGCGACATGGCTCAAATCACCCCCAAGCAGCCGCGCAGCGGTAAGAAAAAAGCCACGCAACAGCAGCCATCCAACCTGGAGGTGCTGCACCCCGAACGCGACGTGAAGCTGTCTGTGGGCAAATTCACCGTGCGCGAGTACGGCAACGTCGAGTGGCTGCGCCTGCTGCCGCAGGCAGAGCCTTTGGTGGCCAGTCTGACCGAGATGCTGCAGGCACTGATGGCGCCCAGCTACGAGGACGTGTTGATGGCGATTGCACGTCACACCGACGCGCTGCTGCCTCTGGTAGCGCAGGCCGTCGACCAGGACATGGACTGGATCGAAACCCTGCAAGGCAACGATCTGGAAAACCTGCTGATGACCTGGTGGGGGGTGAACGCGCATTTTTTCGTCCGCCGTGCCCAGAACCGCGTGGCGGTCACATACCAGGAGCAGGCGCTGGCACGGCCACCATCGACTGGGGAGAAATCTACGCCACCCTCATCGCCCACGGGCACAGAGCCCACGACCTCGGCAGCTACACCGACCGCCAGCTGAAGCTGTACTACCGCGAAGCACTGCGCCTGGAGCGCCAGCGCAGCGCCCGCCGCCTGGCAGATGTGAACGCCGCCATGGCCGGTGGCGACGCTGCCACCAACCGGCTGCAGAACTTGAACAAGGATTGACGACATGGCCACCGCTGGCAAAGACATGGAAGTTGCGTTGCGTGTCCGCACGGACATGGCGCAGGCCCACCAGGAGGTCAAGGCCATGCGCGCTGAGCTGGATGCAATGCGCGATGCCAGTGGCAAGGTGGGCACGGCCAGCAAGTCCATGGGGCAGATGGGCACCGCGACCGACACGGCGGCGAAGGCCAGCAAAACAGCCGCCACGGCCACCAAGCAGCACGCCACGGCGGTCAAAGAAACCACCGAGGCCCTCAAGGCCCAGGCTGCAGCACAAAAGGCCGCCCTGGCCGAGGCCAACAAAGCTGCGGCCGCAGCCGACAAGGCGGCCAGAACCCAGGCCAACCTCAAGAAAAATGCCGACCGCATGCTGCCTGCGCAGATGACGGACATCGGCGTGGGGCTGGCCACAGGCCAAAGCCCCCTGCAGGTGGCACTGCAGCAAGGTGGCCAGCTCAAGGACATGTACGGGGGCATCACCCCTGCGTTGACAGCAGTCAGCAAAGCCACGCTGGCCTTGGTCAATCCCACCACCCTGGCCATCGGCGGGGCGGTTGCGCTGGCCGCTGCGTGGTACAAGGGCGCCAAAGAGTCGGAGGCCTTTGCAGCCAGCATCATCCTGACTGGCAACGCGGCAGGCACCACCACCAGCCAGCTGACGAGCACCTCGCAGGCTGTGGGGCGTGTCACCGGCTCATACAGCCTGGCGGTGGAGGCCACGCAAGAGCTGGCAGCCACCGGCAAAGTGGCCAATGCCCAACTGGCCCTGACCGCCCAGGCCGTCGTGGGCATGGCCCAGATTGGCGCTGCGGCTGTAAACGACATGACGGCGAAGTTTGCCGAGCTGGGCAAGTCGCCGGTCGAAGCCAGCCGCAAGCTCAATGAGCAGTACAACTACCTGACGGCCAGCGTCTACGAGCAGATCAAGGCCCTGGATGAACAAGGCCGCAAGGAAGAAGCGGCCGCCCTGGCGCAGCGCACCTTTGCCCAGGCCATGGTGGATCGTTCCAACGAGGTCAAGGCTGAACTGAACGCACTGGGCAAGGCATTCCGGTGGGCTGGCGTGCAAGCCGGGGGCATGTGGAATGCGGTGGCCAACATCGGCCGCACCACCCCGCTGCAAGAGCAGATTGCAGAGGCCCGCAAGGAATATGAAACCCTGCTCAGAGGCGCCAACAACAGCGCCAAGATCGCGGGTTTCTTTGGCCTTCAGGGGGTCGATACCACCTCACGTGAGCGCCAAAAAGCTCTGGCCAGGTTGCTGGACCTGCAAAAGCAATCCGATGACCAGGCACGCAAGGCCAGCGGCGATGCCAAGCGAGCCCAAGACGATGCCGCCCGCATCGACGCCTCGGACGGCTGGGATGCCCGCGCCAAAAGCCTGCGCAACTGGCGCGAGCAGCTCGCAGACGAGACCAAGAAAATCCAGGAGCAAGGCAAGCTGCTGGGCAAGACGCAAAAGGAAATCGACGACCAGATTGCGGCCGCGCGCGACAAGCTGACGCCCAAGACGGCCACCAAGGTCAACCCGGTCGACACGGCATTCCAGACCCAGCTGCAGCAGCTGACCCAGGCCCGCGCCACGGCCGAGCAGGCCCTGGCCAATGCCCAGGCCAACGTGGCGGGCACGCAGGAACAGGCCACGGCCCGCCTGGATGCCTGGCTGTCGGTCAACCAGCACGCCATCAAGCTGGACGCCACACGCATCGCCCAGCTGCGCAGCCTGGCGCAGCAGACCGATGCGGCCGTGGAAGCCACCAAGGCACTGCAGGACGCCCGGGCACGGGCTGAGCGCATCACCAGCGGCATGGCTGACGTTGGCACCGCCCTGGCCGCCGCCCAGGGCCGCACGGTCGAGGCCGAGGTAGCCCGCGTCACCGAACGCTTTCGCAAGCTGCGCGCCGACCTGGTGGCCGAGGGCAACAGCGAGGGGCTGCTCAAGCTGGACAAGCTCATCGACATTGAGACGGCCAAGGCGCAGTTGCAAGACCTGCAACGCCAGGTGGACCTGATTTTTGGCAGCCAGTCGCGCCAGGAGCAGACCCTGCAGCTGTCGGTCACGGCCGGGTTGACCAGCGAGCTGGACGCCAAGCGCCAGATCCTGGCAATGAACACCCGCACGGCCGACCAGATCGCGGTGTTGCTCCCGCGCATGAAAGAGCTGGCCGCCATCACCGGTGACCCGGCCATGGCCAGCGGCCTGGCCGACATGGAGGTGCGGGTTCAAGGTCTGCGCACCCAGGCCAATGAGCTGAAAAACGCTTTCAACGACGCTTTTGGCAACAGCTTTGCGAATGCACTGGAGTCGCTGGCAGATGGCACCGCCACCCTGGGCGAGTCTGTGCGCGCATTCCTGGGCGACCTGGCCCGTGGCATGGCCCAGTGGGCCAGCCAGCAACTGGCCATGCAAGCGGCTTCTTCTGTCATGGGGCTGTTCAACGGTGGCGCCAGCGCTGCGGCCGGCTCTGGCCAGGCAGCTGGTGCCGCCTCCGTGGCTGGGGTGGCGTCTGCCGCTGGTTCTGCCGCCACGGCGGCCAGTGCGGCCGCAGACACCGCCGCCCGCACCGCCCATGTGGCGGCCATTACGGCAGACACCGCAGCCACCACCGCCTCGGCCACGGCGGCCATGGCCTTTGCACCGGCCATCACTGCTGCAACGGCGGCAGCAGGTGCGCTCACCGTGGCCATGCAAGCTGCGGCCGCAGCAGCTGCCAGCTCTGGTGCAGGCAGTGCGGTCAGCGGGATTGCGGGGGTGGCATCGGCCGGCTTCTCTGAGGGCGGGTGGACCGGACCTGGCGGGAAGTACACCCCCAAGGGCATCGTCCACGCCGGGGAGTTCGTGAACCGCATGGAGGTGGTGCGCCAGCCTGGCGCGCTGGCCTTCCTGAATGAGTTCAACCGCGTTGGCATGGCGGCCCTGCGCGGCTGGCAGGGCTATGCCGACGGCGGCTTGGTCGTGGGTGGCGCGCACTCCGGTGTGCCGGCCACCGCCAACTTCCAGCCTGCCTCGGTCAACGTGGGCGGCAGCACGGTCGACAACCGCCTGCAGCTCAACCTAATTGACGACCCAGACCGGATCGCATCGGTGGCGTTTGGTAGCCCTCAAGGGGAGAAGGCATTCACAGTCATGCTCAGCCGCAATCCCAGCAAGTACCGGCAACTTCTAGGGGTGGGGTGATGTATTTATGGACCTTCACTCCCAACTGGGAAGAACCCGTAGGCGAGCGGCTTTCCTGGTTGACTGACGTACTGTCAAGCCGTACTGGCGCAGAACAACGCCGCGCCCTAAGACTGTCCCCGCGCCGTAGCTTTAGCGCCAGTGTGGTGGCTCATGGGGCAGAGCGCACGCTGTTTGACCTATGGGTGAACACACGAGCAGGTTCGAGCTTGGCACTGCCCATCTGGCCCGATGTGCAGTTGCTTGATGCCCAACTGATGGCAGGCGCCTTGGCAGTTGATTGCCGAACAGCCGGTTTTGACTTCACGGAAGGCGGCATGGCAGCACTGCTGGGCAGTGGCGCTCACGATGCTGAGCTTGTAGCAGTTGATGCAGTGACTCCTTCGGGGGTCGTGCTTGCGGCCGGCACACAGCGCACCTGGCCAACTGGAACGCGCTTGTACCCGGTGCGGGTTGCACGCTTTGCTGAGATGCCAACAGTGACACGCAAAACCGACGAACTACTGACGGCAGAGGTGAGCTTTGCCCTGATGGAGCCCTGCGACTGGCCAGCTCAACTGCCCACGGACCTTTACCGTGGCGCACCTGTGTTTAACCGCCACCCCGACGAAACCAAGGATTTGACGCTTGGCTATGAGCGACTGTCGCAGGTCCTGGATAACAGCGTTGGCCTGCCACTTGTGACCGATACAGCAGGCTGGAGTTTTTGTGTGCAGCAACATCGTTTCGTGGTGCATGGGCGCAGTGACCAGACGGCATTGCGGTCGCTGCTCTACGGGCTGCGCGGTCGCCAGCGTGCCTGCTGGTTACCCACCCATGCTGCGGACTTCGTACCGCTGGCCACGAATGGTGCATCGCTGACCGTACTCCGCTGTGGCTATGCCGATCTGGCCGCCATGGCGCCAGGGCGGCGTGACCTGAGGATTGAGCTGACGAATGGTATCGCGCTTCACCGGCGAATTACTGCGGCTGTGGCCATCGACGACACGGAAGTGCTGACGCTCGATGGGGGCGCCCTGGGTGTTGCTGCCTCAAGCATTGCTCGCGTGAGTTTCATGCGACTGATGCGCCTGGCCACCGATGAAGTGGAAATAGAGCACATCACTGACGCTGACGGCGTGGCCAGCACGGCAGTGACATGGCGCGGTCTGCGCGACGACCTGGAGGCTTTATGAGCTTTGAAACCGCTGAACAAAGTATTGCCAACGCACGGCATGCGCGCCTGTATGCGATTGAGCGTTCGGCCACTGTCGTGTGGCGTTACACCAGTGCTGACCGCGCCATCGCCTGGGGAGGGCACATTTGGGCGCCTCTGGCTATCAGCGACGACGGTGTGCGCATGACCGGTGAGGCCAGCGCGGATGAGCTAAAGATTTCGCTTCCATCCAGCGTTCCCGCAGCGCAGCTGTTTCGCTCCACGCCGCCGAGCCTGGAGGTGTTCGTGACACTGTACGACTATGACGCGGGTGAAGACGACGCACTGGTGGCTTGGGTGGGCAGCATCAGCGCGGCCATCTTCACAAAGCCAGGTGCAGCGGAGCTGGTCTGTGCATCGCTTTCGGCCAGCATGCGGAGGGAAGGACTGAAGCTCAAATACGAACGGGCCTGTCCGCACACTCCGTATGACCCTTCGTGTCGAGTGAATAAGGCGTTGTACGCGCTGCCGGTGCGGGTCACTGATTTGGATGCAGTCAACGTCACATTGGCGCGTGCTGATGGAGCAGACCACATAGCGACAGCGGTGAATGCTGCTGACAGAAAAATCCAAGTGCCCACGCTGTTACCCAATATTGCCAGCTACCAGGGTGGAACCGTGGCCTGGGGGGATCTCAAGTACACCATCACCGCCACGGATGATGTGGAAGGGTGGTTGACACTCGATGGCGCTACTACCGGCCTTTCACCCAGTGGGTTGGTGCATATCACGCGTGCGTTTGGCGCTGTCAGCTATTACGACTACGGCGCGGCCGAATGGCAGCTGGCAGGTGCAACAGAGATGCGCGGCATAGAGACCACCAGTGGCGCATCCACTTTTCGTCTGCTGGGAGGCACAGACGGCCTGGGAATTGGCTCCAGCCTAACCATCTACCCTGGATGTGATGGCACGCGTGCCATGTGCCAGGACCGCTTTGGCAACCTACTCAACCACGGTGGCTTTCCACACATGCCGGGCGAGAGCATCTTTGGGAAACGGATGTGGTGATATGTGGTACCAGATTGCCCTTTTTGTGGTCTCGCTGGTCGTTTCTTACGCCACTCGGCCAAAGCCTAAGCAGGCCAAAGCCAACGTGCTTGAGGATTTCAGCTTTCCACAAGGCACTGAGGGAACCCCGCAAATTGAGGTGTTCGGCACCGTGTGGGTCACCGACTGGATGGTGCTTGGAGTCGGTAACTTTAGAACACAGGCGGTCAGGAAGTGATTGCTAAAGAGCTTGACATCACCATCTGGCCTCACCACTTGGGCGCCGTCCCCTACCTAGGGCGTCTGGGCTATTGCGCAGCGGGTGCGCGTCGCTGGTGGGCCGCCCGTGGATTGAGCTGGGCCGACTTCGTGGCACACGGAATTCCTGCATCGGTCCTGACCGCGACGGGTGACCCGATGGCGCTGGCATTGGTTGCCCATGTAAAGGCACAAGACCAAACACAGACACAAGAGGGCAAGCATGGGCGGCAAAAGTAAGAAAGTCACCATCGGCTACAAGTACTTCATGGGCCTGCATATGGGCCTGTGCCGTGGTCCGGTGGATGCCATACGCCGCATCGTAGTGGGCGACAAGATCGCCTGGACGGGCGAGATCACCAGCAACCAGAGCGTAGCCATCAACCGCCCTGGCTTGTTCGGAGGCGATGACCAGGAGGGTGGCATCGACGGCACGCTGCAAGTGATGATGGGGGCGCCAGACCAGCCGCGCAACAACAGCCTGGCGGCCATGCTGGGCGGCTTGGTGTCGGCATTCCGAGGGGTGGTGACCGCATTTTTTGACGGCCAAGTCTGCGCGATGAGCCCCTACCCAAAGGAATGGGCCTTCCTGGTGCAAAAGACCAAAAAAGGTTGGCACGAAGACAGGTGCTGGTATCCGGCCAAGGCCGAGCTTCTGATGGATGACTTGAACCTGCGCTTTGATGCACAGTGGTCTTATCTGTTTGAGCCTGCCTCAGGCCCGCACGGAGACTATTCAGCCAAGGGCTATGACCATTCGGCCTGGCAACAGGGTAAAGGTGGCTTTGGGTCTGGCATCTCGCTGCCTGAGATGGCAGGCTTGTCCGTTGGCACCTATCTGCCAGAAGGCGTGGGCAACGTCATCTGGATCAGGCGCCATGTGAATGTGCAAAGCAGCATCACTGTGACCGTGTGGCATGACAACGGTGGCTGGTTGTGGATCGACGGTGAGCCCGTGGAGCTGACGCCGCAAGGAAATTACCATTCCAGCGTCACACTGCCTGCTGGTGAGTACACGCTGGCGATGAAGGTGATTGATGGTATCCCAACAGGTACACCGGGCATCTACGCGGCGCTGGAGGTAAAAAGCGTCGACGTATACCTGCCGATCTACGGCATGAACCCAGCACACATACTGCGCCGGCTGTACACCGACCCCATCATTGGCCGTGGCTTGCCTGAATCACGTCTAGACGAGCCAAGCTGGGTAGCTGCCGCAGACACCTTTTTTGCGGAAGGCTTTGGGCTTTGTCTCAAGTGGAGCCGCACCGCCAGCGTGGACGACTTTGCGGGCGAGGTGATCAACCACTGTGGCGCTGTCGTCTACACCAGCCGGCGCAGCGGCAAGATCGTGCTCAAGGCCATCCGAGGTGATTACGACGTGAACGATCTGCCCCTGTTCACCCCAGACACCGGCTTACTAGGCTTTGACGATGATCAGAGCGCAGCACAGACCACGGGGATCAGTGAGATCGTCGTCAAATACTTCGACCAACTGAACAAGCAGGAAGCCGCTGTGCGTGAAAAGAACTTGGGCGCGGTTATGGCCGCTGGTGGTGTGACCGTGCCCGAGGAGGCCAGCTACCCTGGCCTGCCCACTGAAGCCTTGGCCCGTCGTGTGGCGCGACGCGATCTGCAGGCGAAAAGCGGTTTCATCAAGCGCTTCACCTTGCGGTTGGACCGCCGTGGGGCAGATATTGTGCCTGGCAGCGTTTTACGCATCAGCGACAGCCTGCGCGGCATAGCCAACCTGGTGCTGCGTGCTGGCCGGGTCGATTACGGCACTCTCACGGAGGGTGAAATCACCGTCACCGCTTTGCAGGACGTCTTTGGCCTTCCTGCCACGGTCTACCGGGCGCCAGAGCTGCCTGGTTACCAACCGCCAGACAATCAGCCGAAAGTGGCCACGCGACGCGCGGTGTTTGAACTGTCCTACCGCGACCTGGTGCATGGGCTGCGGCCTGCCGATTTCGAGGCGCTCACACCTGGTGCAGGGCTACTGCACGCTGCAGCACTGCGCCCATCGGGGATGTCGCTGGGCTTTGAACTGGTTACGCGTGTGGCACCGGCTGACTACGCGGTCGTATCGGACCCTGGTGATTTCTGCCCCGGTGGCCTGTTGGCGGAAGGCATCAGCGCAACGGATACCAGCATCACCCTGGAAGCAGGCGCACACGACATGGTCCATGTCGCTGTGGGCACCGCCGCATTGCTAGGCGATGAGGTGGTGCGCATCGACGCCGTTGATGCGGCCGCAGGCGCAATCTCCATTGGCCGTGGCTGCGCCGACACCGTGCCAACCCCCCACGCCGCCGGCACCCTGCTGCTGTGCTACGAGGGCCTGGGCAGTACCGACCCCACGGCCATCCTCCCAGGCATGACGGTGGATGCCAAAATTCTCACGCGCACTGGCAGCGGGACTCTCGACGCAACCGCTGCAGGCAACACCGCCGTGCTTTTCGATCAACGCTCCGAGCGCCCTTATCCACCAGCCGACCTGATGATCAACGGCCAGCGCTACCCCTACGAGATAACCGGGGACGTGATGCTGAGCTGGTCCCACCGTGACCGTGTTGCGCAGGACGATGTCCTGGTGGATTCGCTCCAGCCGAGCATCGGGCCAGAGCCTGGCACCACCTACACCGTAGAGTTCTTCACAAAGAACGGTGCAGCGGCGCTTGCTACCGAATCTGGTATCAGCGGCACATCGGCTGCTGCGTGGACGCCCCCAGCGCCAGGAGAGTACCGAGTGGAATTGTGCAGCGTGCGCAGCACCCTCAAGAGCCGACAGCGGGCAGTGCATCGCTTCAATGTTGTCGGTGCCCCCGTTTCGTTCTGGCCTGCCATCTCCGATGAGCGCGCCGCCTTCAATGATGAGGGAGGCAATGTTGCAGGCTGGACGCCCACTAACGCCACGTTGACCACAAGCGGACACTGGACGCGTGCCACCAAAACCAGTGCAAGCTCCTCCGTGGTTGTCTCTAAGACACTGAGCTTTACGCCAACTGGTCGTGATTACATCCTCTATGGCAAGCTGCGTGCGTCCAAAGCGTCGAGCAACGATATCTCGGGCATCTGGCTACTGAATGGCTCGAAAGAAATGTCGTTCTTTGTCGGAATGAACGGCCCGCACATCCCAACGCCAGGCGCTGCAACGATTCGTGGCACCACAGGTGCATCCACCGCGAATGATGTGGATGTGGCCAGTGGCCTTAGCTATGACACGACACCTGTGGAGTTTGCCCTGCACTTCGACAGCAAGTTTGGACAAGTGTCGTGCTGGTTCAGGGAGGCCGATGGCCGCTGGAAGTTCCAGGCTCGTGTCGCCTGTGACTTCTTCAGCAGCACAACGATCAGCGTCGTCAAGTACTCGACGGCGCCAGTTGGGAGCTGGGTTGAGTGGGAGTACCTCACGCTGTGCCAGCCCAATATCATCGCGATTGGCGACAGCATTTGTGCGGGCTCCACCCTGTACAACCCGAACCGCACAGTGGGTCTCAAAAACGACGAGAGCAGTTGGATGCGCCATGCGCCACTCTATCCAGCACTGCGCAACAACCTGATCGTCAACAAGGGAGTGGGTGGCCAGACCAGCGCGCAACTGCTGGGCCGTATTGCTGACGTTACTGCCGAGTCGCCCCGCCTTGTGTTGCTGCACGCCAGTACAAACGACCTGGTTGGGGCAATTAGCCAAGCAGCACGGACCACCAACATTCAGAACACGGTAGATGCATGCACCGCTGCCGGCGCCGACGTGGTGCTGCTCAACGCGATGTACGGTACGTCTGCGGAACCCACAAACCCGGGCCTGCGCGACTACATGAAAGTTTGGTGGGATACCTACCGCCTCGGCCTGACCGGCGTTCACGGGTTCGTCGACATCATGCAGGCCGTGATCGACGCTGGGTACATGAACGCGTCCCTCACGCAGTCCGACAAGTTGCACCCCACGCCGGCCGGATACCAGGCGATTGGGGCACTTATCGCAGGCCAGTAAGGCGCCGCCTCGTTTACTAGGGCCGCGATTGGAGGTGGTGATTCAGAACTGAAAAAAGACGGGCGACCTGACCAGGTGCTACGAACACCTGGCCAAGCCCCCAACCTGCAGAACTGACCTGCAAGCCAGGCAAGACCCGCCACCCTCGCGAGAGCGGATCGAGCCTATCACCTTTCAACTATTGAAAAAGGCTTGCAATTACTGAAATACGCTGCGGCAACTGCCGCCGCAAACTGGCCGAGGGGGAGTACATCCGCCTGGCCATCAAGTGCCCCCGCTGCGGGGCCTTCAATCAGCTGAGCGCCCAGAGCGCCTTTCCCGAACGCCACCGAGCGTCTAGCAACCAAGGGAAAGATCATGGCCAAAGCCACCCACAACCTAGCGCCTGAACGCCGCCCAGGCGAAAACGGCTACAAATATCGTCAGCAATTCGGGCTGGTGATCATTTGCAAAGACGAAACGGACCAGCAGAAAACCTTTGCCAAGCTGGTGAAACAGGGATATTCGCCCAAGGTGGTGTGCGTATGAAGCTGACCGTCGCCCACCAATGCACAGACTTCAACAGCTACCGTGCAGCCCGCGTCAAATCGCTGTTCAACGTCGAATCCGGCGCCAACTTCACGTTGGAGGCGGAGCTGGACCTGGACGCCGCTCCCTGGCAATTAGGCGTCATCGTCGGCCCTAGCGGGTCCGGCAAAACCAGTATGGGCAGACAGCTGTGGGGGGCAGGCACCCTCTATAGCCCTGATTGGCCGCATAACCAGCCCATTATTGACGCCATAGACCCCTACGGCAGCTTTGACGCGGCCACTGCGGCACTGTCCAGTGTCGGCCTGGGCAGCGTACCCACCTGGCTGCGGCCCTTTCAGGTGCTTTCCAACGGCGAGCAATTCCGCGCGAACCTAGCGCGCCTCATTGCCGAGGCACCGGCACGCGCCGTGCTCGATGAGTTCTCCAGCGTGGTTGACCGCCAGATTGCACGCATCGGTGCAGGCGCGTTTGCCAAAGCCTGGCGACGCACCCAGGGTCAGGCAGTGCTGCTTAGCTGCCACTACGACATCCTCGACTGGGTTCAGCCAGACTGGGTGTTTGACACCGCCACCGGCCAATTCACACGGGGGTGGCTTCGGCAACGGCCGAGCATCGACGTCGAGGTATGGCGCTGCGGGTGGGAGCATTGGGCAGAATTTGAGCCGCATCACTATCTGAAGCTCCCCAAGATGATCGCCGCCACCAACTATGTGGCCACCGTGGACGGCCAGCTCGTTGCACACCTGGCCGTAAGCACCCGTAGCCGCACCGAGGCCCGCGCCTGCCGCTTGGTTGTCATGCCCGAGTGGCAGGGCGCCGGGGTGGGCCTGCGCTTCCTTGACCATGTCTGCCAGCAATGGCTGGCCGGAGACAACCGCTACAGCCGCCCGATGCCCACGCTTTTCCACACCAGCCATCCTGGTTTGGCCAACGCTTTGCGCCGCTCTAAGAAGTGGACGCAGGTGTCTGCCAAGCTGGTTGGGGAAAACAAAGCACGGGGCCGCGAAAGCCAACGCCGTGCAGCTGCAGCAGGGGCTGGTTATGCACCCGGTAGTGGCTATGGCGGCCACTTCCGTGCAGTCCAAGGCTTCCGCTATCTAGGGGATGCCCCATGCGTGTGA